CCAGTAGCACGTGCACCTAAAGTAACTGAGCCAATTGACACATTGCTATAAGCAGTGGGACCGTGCTCTGTCCCATATCCATCAAGCCAATAGCTAACCTGAGCTAGTGTAGCATTCTTCATTGCCTCCATAATGTTAATATCAATTGGAATCTCATTAATATCCGTAGCATAAACAGCACCGATTAACACGTCATCCACGTCACGACTAGCCATCCGTAATTTTTCTTGTGAATCGGCCGGTAAGTCAGCCACATCATCAATACCTAGTTTATTTGCTAGTTGTTGGAGTGTCGCGTATATCGGGGGGGACATCAGGATTTTCCTCTTCGTTTACCAGTTCCCAATTAGGATTATCGGCAAGAAATAAATCCTCCACACCACCTTTAATTACATAACGCCGTTCTGTCTCATTTTTTCCTTTCTTACGATAAAGGATATGCGTCATCCCGTTCTCCCCGCTTCTTTATCTAATTCAGTAGCGTACTTAATTAATGCCTGTTTTGATTCACCCTTTAAGGAGTCAGGGTCAATATCATGAATTCTATCTAGATAGCTAACCCACTCTTCTCGGCTCGCTGTCGAATCGGGCGGGGCATCCTCCCCGGTCATTCTAACTACTTTAAGGATATTATTTTTTATTTGTCTCTCAATATCAGGAGATAGAGGATAGTCAAATGACCATTCGACACCCCCTAACCCTTTTGCTATCATGCCCATTTTAGTCCCTCAATCCGTTCTTAGGGGGAGCAATGACAGCAATCGTGCCAGTAAAACCCGATTCAAAATCAATATACAGATCGCCGTTAGTTTGCGCGTATCGAGAAGAGTTTAAATAAAATAATTCTGACCCTGATGTAGCAGGTACTTCCTCTGTCAAATCGCCGTAGCCACCCATTGACGCAATTGGCCGAATACCTGCACGCACAATAACATCACGATCAGCGCCAGACGTATTATTCACACGGACCATAATACTACTAAAAGGCGGTGATACGATAACTGCTCCAGCCGTCACTAATGTGCTATCGATAGTAGTTCCAGCGGGATTACTAATAGAATCATTATGTACCAATCGGGTGATTGGAATAGCGGTCCTTGCCATTTAATTTCTCCTTACTTAAAGATTGCCATTAACTTATTAGCAAGATAAGGGACGACTGTCATCATAAGGGTGAAGGGATTACTCTTTAGTAAAGTTGCAATCTCCGGATAAACACCTTTCAGTGCACCGAGCATATCACCTACATACTGACCTAATGCGGGATCAAGACTATTAAGAACCTCGCGCACATCAGAAGCACTAAAATCGCCGTCAAGCATTGCGCGCTTTGCGCCTGCTGCTCCTTCAGCAAATTCGGTAAGCAACTTGTCAAGGTTCGGATTTTCCTCAGCGAATGACATGATTCTCCTTATGTCTTAGATGCGGTCAGAATTGCAAGGAACTCAGGACGGAGTAGCTTAGCGCCATATAAATGCATACCACGAACAACATCAGCAAACGATGCCTGACTACGGTACGCCTCAATAGAACCGATAGGGATTTGTTCAGCGTACGAAATAGCCTGATCAGTTCCAGCCATTACCACAAAATCATCACCCGTAGGATTAGGCGCATTGTTAGACATACGAATGTCAAAACCCATACACTGCCCGACCCGGCCATTAAGTAATGCTTCCTGCGGGGTAACAGCAATAAACTCTTGTGAACGAGCTAACAACGCCTTATACCACGGGGTAACAATGGCCCAACGGCCTTCTTCCGGTACGTCAGCTTCATCAAGTTTAACCATAAGATTAGTTAAACCATCGAGAGCTAATGTAGGTGTAGTAATGGCAGTTGTACCAATAGTATTAGCGGCTAATGCTCCGGTATAAAACGCAGCGATATACAGATCTACAAGATTACGCATCTTGTCGCCTGCACGGCGCATTCCTGCGGGCATTAAACCGCCTAATGCCTGCCGTTTGTCAACGTCATCAATCTCGAAAGCAAAATACTTGCAGGTGTCAATAACTAGTTCGAGGTCTGCTGTATTCAAACGTTCCGGCGTAATAACAGTACTATTAGGGACATAATCAGATACCGTTACATCACCGACGGTATTAATACGAACAGTGTCGCCTACATTGCTAATATTTCCTTCATAATCACGGTTGGTTACATCAGCATAAATGTGTTTCCGCTGCAAGGGCTCCATTAATTGCGCGTGCCAAATCTCAGGTATAAACGTATCAACAGACATATTATGTATTCACTCCCATCAAAGCATTTAAACGACCCTCAACACGGGCCTTATTAATTTCTCCGGGGGTCATTTTCTTTAAATCCTCTCTAGTTAATTGGCCGTCACCGTTGCCGTTGGAACCGCCTGAATGATCTGCGCCACCACTCTTATTTGGCGCTTTTGGCTTAAATTTCTCTACCAGAGTTTTAAGATCCTTAGCGTAATCCTTACTAGTAGGATCTAATTCTCTAGCACCGGTCATGAAAGAAATAGAATCAAGCAATGCGTTAGCACCATCACCAGCTAAATCACGTACTTTACTAACTAGCCGCAAGTCCGCTAGTTCTTTATCCTTATCAGCTAATGCCCTATCTCTTTCGGTTAAATCACTCTTTAGTTTATCAGGATCTAATTTACCCTTTTCCGGATCAAGAATCTTAGCCAATTGATCTAATAATTGCTGAGTAGAATCCGCAGTAGTTTTATTCTTATCTCTATCCGCAACCAACTGTGCAATTTCCTGTTTCTGTGCTTCGTTCGCAGCCGTTAAATCTGCTAATTGTTTAGTCAAAGCAGGATCAATAGTAGGCTGCGGTGGATCTACGGGCGGTACCGGGTTAGTCATTTGGCCTTACTCCTTACTGTCTGAGCGTGAGGGTATCACGGTGTGTCAAGAGACCGTACCACAGATTCGCCGATACGCTTAATTTCCTGGTCAATACGCTGGTCATCCCAATCAGGTTTACGCATTTTAATCATTTCATACAATGAAATAGCATTAGCGTCGTGTAATAGCTTAATTGTTTCTGCTACTTGCTTTTCGTCTTCCTCTACAGGTAGAGGGAAGTCAACGCTAATATCATCTGGCGGTATATCTCCTTTACCCATTACTACCATTGTTTTAAGCATCACTCGAATTAAGTCACCTAAACGAGGTTTATACGTACCAATCTTAATATCACGAGTATCGAAAGTCATACGCTCACGGGCATTTGATTCTGTAGCAGTCATCGCCACATCGCCGGTTAAACCAAAAGTTTGAGCACTGTAACCGCAGCCGGAAATAATCTTTTCCGTTAACGCTAAACCAGCCGCTACTAATTTTTCAACCCTAATATCACCCTGCGCTGGTACGATTTGTAGACTGCCTTTATCAGCCATTACATTAAGTCCGACAAATACCTCTTGATCAATGTCAAAAGATGCGCCCTGTCCTCTCCCGTCACTATGTAAATACTGTTGTGAGGTGAGCAATCGATATTTGCCTAAACGAATATCACGCATAAGCGACGTATAAGTTTCGTCAAGTGCATCCATTAATGTTGTAATACCAGGTGAACCAAAATCAGAACGGCCTAGATTACTAGCCTGTCCCAGTTTTCTCCACAATCGAGTACGTAAATTAGGAAAGTGAATAATATCTAATTCATTAATACCAGTTGGTTCACTTTCCTTAAGTACAGCAGTTTCAGGAAGCGTCGATAATGGTATATTTTTTCCTAAATCAGTGTGCGTGCCTTCAAACAATCTATGATAAATCCATTGTGGTTCGTGCACTTCTATATGTCTGAATACACGTCCAGCATCATTTTTTAATTCACGCCAAATAGTAGCACTCTGCAAACGGTTGTAATAAAACGAAGGAATAACTAAGTCAGAGGGATGGACTGTTAATAAAGGCTGATCTGACAATTCTAAATCATATCCTACTCGGATATATACATCACCTAGCGCACTACCTAATTCTCCAGCTTCCAACATTGTCGTAAACAGTCCATTTTCAATAAACGCATTAATAGCGTCCTGATGAACCGTACTTTGTGGCGCGGTAATAGCTGGTGGGTTCTTAAATAATTGTTTGGCTCCCTCGGCGGCTATCTCCTCAGCGAGGGGTACATGCAATTTAGACGTATTGGTTGTTCCTTTAGCCAGAGGAGTGCCCCAAAATAACCGAGCAACCCATCCTACTAATCCGCCATATAACTGGTAACGAGTAGCTACGGGGGCTCCACCGCCATTATATACTGATACTAAATATTGTGGGTCGCCCGAATACCAAGCTGCCCACTCATTTAATTTAAGTCCCACTTCATCAAAAGGTGGAGGCGGCCATTTACTGTTGGGCTCAGGTAGAGGCATTATCAATCACCTCAAAATGTTTTTCAAATTCAATAGGACTATATTCTCTAAAATGCCTAGGGTTATCTGACTCTTTAATAACATAATTCCCATAAAACGCCTTATCATAAGAATCATGTAATTGTGAATAAAACTCAATACCAATTAATCCCGCCTTCCAACCGCCACACCACTTAATTACTTCATCAACATTTTCCTTTGTCAAAAACATAAAATCAACTACAATATTTCGGGGTCTCGCTCGGCTAATCATAGTACCCGTTTCCTTAGTTTTAGCCTTCACTTTAATATATCCTTCCATTTGTCACGAGTCACGGCGGGAAACGTTGCACGTAATACCCTAAAGCCTTCATTAGTCTTAAGCCATTCTTTAATCTCTGCTGCCGTATCATCAA